TTAACTAACCTAGCACGAGGAGTCAGCATGGGAAGTCCAGCCATTAGCATTTCAGAAGACCTGTACACCCGCGTCGCCCGTAGGATGCAAATCCTCGGTACGACAACGGACGTACAAGATACTGAGCTGTGTTACTGGATTTCTAAACGGCAAGGTCGTCCGAAGTCCATAAGCTCGCCTAAGCGAGCCGACGGAACTAGGGCGCCTCTTGGTTTCTCCCACGTTGGAAGGGTTTCGACGATGGAAAGGTGTGAGTTCTCTTACACCGATCTTACGTCGTTTCCCAGATATCGTTGGTCTTACCAAGGGGGCTTTCCGGGTAATCCGGGCGTCTTTCAAGACGATGTCCCCGATCTGCCGGCCCGACTTGAGAAAGAGGCCATCTTAAGATGCCTTTCTCTCTTGAAGGACCAGAAGATCAATCTGGGGGTGGCACTTGCCGAAGCTCGTCAGACTGCCGAATTAGTTGGCAGCACTGCTACGGATATTGCAAATCAAATCCGTAAGTTCAAGGATCGGAACCCGAAAGATTGGGCCCGGCGAAAAAGTTGGAAGAAAATACCTTCCCGCTACCTTGAGATGAGCTATGGGTGGATACCGTTGATGAGTGATGTGGAAGGAGCGGCTCAAGAACTCTCACGAGTTGTTAACCGCGATCTCCACCGTCCGCAAGTCACGGCGAAAGGTTCCGCAAGCTCTAGTGATTTTATCGCCGGTAAGTCTGGCGGTGCAACCACTATCTGGCGTGACATCCACTTCGATATCAAGCATCGATGCGAAGTTTCTGTAGTCGCAAAGGTGCCTGATTGGGTCGCCCAAGAGTTCAACCGTCTTGGATTGCAAAATCCATTAACGGTCCTCTGGGAGAAGGTCCCTTACAGCTTTGTTGCCGACTGGTTCTTACCTATCGGTAGTTACGTTGATACTTTCGACGTGACCAACTATCTTCGTTTTACTGAAGGTAGCGTGTCAAAGATGTCTCGGTCCAAGTTAGTTAGTCCAGCCAAGCTCGAGTGGAACACCGCTCGTTACGGGGACGTGAAGTATAACGTCTTGGCTCGGCCGCAATACAGGGCTTGGAAGTTTTACAGGACGACCCTCGGGTCGTTCCCTACTGCTTCCTTCCCTAGCTTGCGAGCACCGTTGTCCCTGGATAAGATGGCCAAAGGTTTGGCTCTTCTTACTCAGATCCTCCGCTAAAAGCGGAATCACCGTTCCAAAGATAAAGGCCCAAAATGGCTATCACCCTCAACACCAAAGTCTACACCTTTCGGGGTTTCCTGAATGGCATGATCGCTCGTTACCTGGAGGGCACCACCGGAACTCCGGCTGGTTTCAATGTCCTCACGGCGACTGTGAACGATGCCACCAAGAACTCCCCGTACGTCAAGGTGCGTTGGAAGCTGAAGCTCCCGACGGTTGATGCGGCAGCGTCTTGTGAATGTCCGGACGGCGTGAACCACGAGAACTTCGTGGACATCGTCGCCTCGGTCAGCACTCGATCGTCCGCGGCTGAGCGTGAC